GTAGTTGTTACAGCTACTTTAAATTCAGCAACTGGATCTACTACAACATAAGCGATAGGGTTTGTTACACCAGAAGACGGGCAATATTGAGCTTGTACAGTTTGACCAGACGAATTAACGTACTGGCAACCAACGAATACACCAATAATAGTACCTGTAGTTGTTGCACCGGATTGTGAAATTGTGCCACCTGCGACTAATTTAACTGTATCACCGTAATAGATTGCTGTACTTGCAGTAATTGGGTACTGTAGCGTAGCGCCGGCATATGGAATGCCATCAAAACGGTTGATAGGTTTAAAGCCATAGGGAGCTGAGATGGTTGGATAAGCCATTTAAATACTCCTAAATTAAAGTTAATTACCTTTACCAAAGGAACTTGAAGATTTCCGCTCTTGAAAGATTGGCATCCGTGGGTCACTTTGGCGCATTAAATTATTGTCTACAGCCTCTGTTTGAGCTTGTGTTTGCTTTTCGTAATGGGCATTACGTTGTTCAACAAACTCAATTGGAGTCTTGCAAAGCAATAATCCGCCGATCTCAATGTTGTCTTTATAACGACTTTGAGGGTCGACTAACAGTTGGAATTTTGGTTGTTCCTCAATCCTTACTGGCTCCCAACCTTCTCGCAATTTAGCGGATAAGTTGCGTGGATCAGCACTATTTAGGGTTGCGACACGAATCCAACGATAAGCAAAGCCAGCCTGTTTGTCAGGCTCGGGGAGTAACTCAGCGGGTGCCCACTGTTTAGGGCGCTCTTGGGTTTCACGGCTTTCCAGCTCACGTTTAAGTCTATTTTTTACTTCAGCCATTCTGGGCCTCCAGTTTTGTAAGTTCACGGGCGTACTGCTCAGGTGTTAATCCTAGTTTTTTAGCTAGGGCAACTTGCGTATTACTCAACCTAATTTTTTTAGGCGAAGTACTGCGCGATGCTGGCGCTACTACCGTACTTGCTCTAGGTTTCGAAGTTTTCTGTGGTTCTTCTGCCCTAACTTTTTCAGTCTCAGTGTCTTGATCGTCTTCAAAACTTTCTGGGAACCGACGACGCATTGTTTTATCAATAGTGTCGTAATACTCATCCGAACCGATAGATACACCGTTTCGTTTTAACTTCTCATGCAATCCTAGAGCTAATGAGGTCATTTCTTCGTCTTGACCAAACCACTCATTCTTTTGTTGCCAGTCGACAGCTTTGTTGTCGGGCCTAGGAATTGATTGCTGTTGTGGCATTTGTACCACAGTTTCATCATCTTCGGCAGGTTTTTTATAAATTGGGTTGTAATTATCCAATTTATCAACCTTGATCTTAGCCATTGTGAGCTTTTCTTGCGCATCAACCAGCTTTTCTGAATCACCGGCGTCATAAGCGTCACGATATTCTTTTTTAGCTGCTTCAAGCTCTTGAACTGCCGAATGTTTGGCTACACCAACATATTCTTCTTCGCCACTATGCAATTTAGATTTGAGTTGTTTATTCTCTTCAGCTAGTTTTGAGGCAATACGTACTGCTTCATGGCGCTCTCTATCTGCTGCTTCTTTTGCACGGCGTTCATCATGCCAAACCTTTTTCATCTTAATAAGTTTGTCTTTGGCTTCTACACTGTACTGATCTAACTCATCAGCATCTAGCTTAAGCTTTTTAACTTCTTCTTCAGATACGGGTTGGCGGTTACGATCCTTTGGTGGGGTATCGTCTTCAATTTCTATTTCAAAATCGGGACCTGCTTCAACTTCTACCGATACTTTGGCTTCTTTCTCATCAGGAAATTCAAATACTTCTTGATCCATGAGCTACTCCTTAAATGAATTTACGTGAGATGCCGCGAGGATCCTGAACTACAGCCTCTACGGAGTCATCGTTGATAATTCTGAATTCACGACCATGAATTACTAGCCGTGTACCAGCGTTGGGACGGGTTAAAATGAAATCACCTTGCTTACACCAAGGACCAGTAGGGAACCTACTAGCGTCTTTAAAACAATCAGGACCCATAGCAACCACAAAAAGCACGGTTGTTAATAGTTCATCATGTCGCATGGTTTCGTCAGATTTAAGAATGCCACTGTCATAAGTTTCTTCCGCTTCCGGAATGGCACATAACATTCTGTATCCCGTTGGTTCTGGGAGTTGCTTTGCTTTGTCTTCTGCTGCTTTGTGCATAATTGCACTTAAATCTACTGCTTGTGATAAATCTAGGTTATTCATCGTCAGAATGTTCCAAGTTTTTACGTAGGTCTAATATATTGAGACGTGCGGTTAGCAGACCCTGTATCTCACCACACTTCTTTTGGTAGTCGGCAAAATCAATTGCATTACCTTTACCTAGGGATTCCTGTAGAATCTCCACCTTTTCATCTATTTGGCGTAATAGATGGTTCAGTCCTTTTTCAAGCATTATTCACCTTTCTTTTGGTTTCCTTGCTTATTTTGTTGGTCCATTTGCGCTTTAGTTTTTGCCACATCCACGCCAATTTTCATACCTTCTACCTTTTGTTTGGCATCAAGTACTGCTTTGTCGTTTTGTGTTTTAGCACCAATCTGCATACCAGCAATTTCTTTTTGGGCGGCAATACGCATCTTCTCAACTTCAATTTGGTCAGACTTACCGGCAGCATCAGCCATAAGTTTTTTCTGTTTAATTTGTAACTCTTGTTGTTTAAGTTGTAGCTCTTGTTGTTGCATTTGAACAATCGGATCTTGTGCAGCTTGTTGTGCTGCCTGAGCAGCTTGAGCCGTTTTGTTTTGCCCAAGTAACTTAACAGAAGCATCCGCAGCTAAACGAGAAATTTGTAGTTCAGCTTCTGGAGGTAAGGCGTAGTCTTCATCCGCATTGTCGTTGTACGGAATAGGTACACCAATTGTTTCTTCCATTTGTTTACGATACTCATAACCTAAGTGCTCGTTAATATGTGCCATAAGTGCGGCTTGCATAATCGGAGCTTGCGGGTTACCTTGTAGTAAAGACTGGATCTTAGGATCATGCATAACAGCCATGTGACACTTGATATGCGCCTCGTGGTCCTGAGCAATAAATGCTTTGAGGGGTTTGCCCTTTAGAACACTCATATTCTCCGTAATTGGATCCTGCGGCTTTTGGTCGCCGTCCATTGGGACGAGTTTTGCCGCATTCTTAATCCCCAATACATCGAGCATCTGGCGATGGAGAAGTGGGAGGTTGTAAAGCTGGGGTGCTTGCGCTGCCAACTGTAGTACCGCTTGGTACTGGACAATCTTTTGCGCCATAGTTGCCGCATTTGGATCCGACACTGGAATGACTTCGCAATTGTCGTAATCAGATTTCTTTGCTTTCGGCGACCCTTCAACAGGTTCATACGAATACTCATCTGGTGTGTACTCCGCAATAATTCTTTTTAAGAGTTTGAACTCTTGTTTCATTGAATAGTGAATACGTGCTTGAATAGCCGACATCACTTTTAGCGTACGCTCTAAAATTGCCAAGGTTGTACCGACAGGAGCATTAGCGCTCATATCAGAAATTTGCATATCACTAGCAGAAGCAAATGATTTACCTTCAGCAATAATCTTATCTAGCAGACCCGCAAGAACCAATGAAGGTTCTTTATACGGAAGGGTCATTATGTTATCTTTCATAACTCCGCTTGGTACATCTACATCACGGAATTCGCCGGGAGCTATCGGTGTATCATCTCCTTTGACACGCAATCCACGGGCCTTAAAGCCACCTGGCAAGTTGCTAAGTGATCCAGCATCAACAAGTTGGCGGAGTATTGAAGTTCCCGACTTAGCAAAAGCCCCGATGAGATGAATAAGACCAAAGCAATAGAACCCAAAACCGGGTATATAGCCGTAGTGAACAAAGTGCTGACGCTTCTGATGAGTTTCATCTTCTGGGTCCCAATTTCGTCTAATTGCAAGAACGGTCATACTACCTTTTTCGATAGTCACTACGTACGGCAATGCTATGCCTGTAGGTTCCCCGTCCTCATCCATATGCTCGTAACCGGGTAAATCCAAGTTAACGTGCATCTCAAGAACCTTGAAGCGATCATCGCTAGTGGCTCTAAATCCGAGTTTCTCGGCAATCTTTTTTTCAACTTCGTCTAATACATTATCAGGCGTACCTAAATCTACGTCACAGTAAAAACCTGATACTTGCAAACGACGTAATTCATTTTCTGTTTTACGCATTACGTGGGTGATACGTTCTGCAGACTCTAAGCTAGATGCGCCATAAGGAACAACAATATCTTCTGCCGGAACAAACATTGACACCTGACGATCTAACGCTGGATCAATATAAACCTTTTTAAACGCATTACCAGCTAGACCCAAGCCCCAGAGCATACGCTCATGTTCAGGACGATATTCCTGCATACGGTCTGTTAGTTGGTAGTTCATGTCATCTTGAACACGCTCGGCAGATTCTTTTTTCTCTGGGGTTTCTTTACCAATAATTTGTGTCTTAACAGGACCTGCTGCAGGGAAAGTTGCCATCATTGTTTCAGATTGGAACTTAACTAGGGCTTCACTTAAGATAGGGTGATATACACCACAAGCACCAGGCCAAGGTTCAATACGCTCTTCAATTTTCATACCTAGAAGTTCTAAACCATCTACATATGTTTGAATCCAATCTTTACGGCTAGCAACGTCAGACTCATAATCACCAATTAAATCCCCAACTACTTGTGCTAAGTCGCCTTGGTTCATGTACTCAGCTAAGTTTGCATCGAAGTCCTCATCAGAAGGTTCTTTATCTTCTGCTTCAAGATTAATCTCTACTCCATCTACACCGATCTTAACGGCTTCTGGATCTTCAATCTCAATCTCAATATCCGGCTCTTGTGCTGCTAGAGCTTCTAAACCCTGTGGGGCTGCGTACAAACCTTTTTCAATTGCCATAATTATTTCCTAAGTGTTGCTCTATTTGTTTTGGGGTCGTACTTTAATTCATCTGCCTTCTTGCCAGTACGTTTTGTAGCTCGATCTAATGCGCGTTGCTCAGCCGTCATTGAGTCGCGTCTTTTTCCTTCCGCCGTTAAGGTTTTACCATCAGGGGCTAACTGTCCACGCTTTTGCAAGATACCAATAGCCATATCACGACTACCTACTTGTGCTGCTAGGCGGTCAATCAACTGATGCTTTCCCATAAACTTCTGTGTGGTCATTAGTTCAAACTCGCTTCAAAATACGTGCGTTTACTTTCAACTTTTTGAATCATATGAGAATCCCATCCAAGATCCCATTCCTTTTTAAATGCTTCAACTTGATCTGGTGTTGGAGGTTCTGCAGGTTCCATCTTTTTGCATTGCTCTATCTGCCACTTCAAATGTTTCTTAACTTTTTTACCTAACTTCCAGTAGTACCACCAACGTCTCACAGCCTTAAACATTGTAATACCCCCTGTTCCGTCTGCTCTTAAACTCTAATACTTCATCTTCTTCATCAGAAGCCAACCGAATAAAGCCGCCTTTACGGTAGCGAAGTAAAGCTTGAGACATACTATCTACCAAGTCATCATGCTCTCCAGAGGGAAAACTTGCCACCTCTTCTACCAATTCTTCTGCCCAATGCGTGTTTGGTACCCATACATGACCAGATGCAAAAATATCCGCAACAGCGTTTAATCTCGCGATTTTATCATTACCTCTGCTAGGAGTATACTCTTGGACCGGAATTCCCATAGCTCTTAGCTCAAAAACTAGTGGAGCACCCGAAGCTTTAGCTTCTACAATGAGTGCATCAGGCTCCCATTCCTTGTACTCGTGATACGCCCGTTGCTTTAGTTCTGGAAACTCCATACGTTGCTTAAAGCAGTTTAGAAGAATAATATTAGCTTGGTCTCTTCCAGTTGAATCCGGTCTATAAAACACACCCCAAGTAGTACACGCACTATAATCGCTGCGTTCTGTCTTTAAAAACGCTGTATCCCAAGACTGAATAAGAAACTCACAGTAAGGAGGGTCTTCTTGCTCCCAAACCTTCCACCATTCACGTTTTATGATGGCATTTACGTCTGAGGTTGGCTGCTGCATATACTGAGCCATCCATTTTCCATTAGGAAGTTCAGCATGTAGGGCTTCTAGCTCTAGTTTTGACCAGAATTCGGGCCAAAGTGGCTTTCCAGAGGGTAAAAGTGCAGGAAATTCAATTACTTCCCAGTCTTCCCCGCTTCTTTGAGCGGCAGATTTAAGAACTTGCCCCGTTAAATCCCGTTTTGACCACCGAGTCATAACAATTACGATAGCTCCACCCGGTTGTAGACGCTGACGAGGGCCTGATGTGTACCATTCGTGGGTTTTATCGTAGACTTCTGGGTTTGTTTCAGCTATAGTAGCCTCTTGTTCGGAGTGGGGGTCATCAATGATGAGAAGATCAGCGCCTTTACCAGTAACAGCACCACCCACACCAATAGCAAAGTAATCACCACCCTTATTAGTAGCCCAACGACCTGCCGCTTTCGAGTCGGATTGTAGAGCCACGTCAGGAAATATATCTTTATAGACGTCAGAATCCACCAAATTTCGAACTTTACGTCCAAATCCCACCGCAAGTTCGGCAGTGTGAGAGGTTTGAATAACTTTTTTGCCAGGAAACTTGCCCAAGAACCAAGCCGGAAGTAAGTAAGAAGCAAATTCGGACTTAGTATGACGAGGAGGCATATTAATAATAAGCCGTTTACATTCTCCACGGGCTACCCTTTCAAACGCTTGTGCCATCTTGACGTGATGACGACCATGAATAAAATTAGGCCATACGTAATTAACGTAGGTCATGAAACTATCTTTGGCTTCTTCTTGTGCTGTAATGTCGCTGCGCTCTTCTAATAGCTTACCGATCTTGGCTCGCACTTCTGGAGGTAGCTTATCTTTGTTTGCTTGTAGTAGTTTTAGTTTTTCAGGGCTTATCAAAGTCTTCGACTCTTTCTAGCTGGTCTGCTGTTATCTTTATTTCTTCTTCGGGTTCTGGAATCCCCAGCTCTTCGTCGGACATCTCGAGCAGACTTCGTTCTCTAATTACTTCATCTAGCTCGTTATCCACTTCAGCTGGAACTACATCCCCCAAATACTTTTCCAAAATAGAACTTAACTCGGCGTCTACATCTTCAACGGCTCTATGCTTAACATCAACCTCTATGCGTTCTGTAAACAGCCCGACTGATCCAACTTTACCTAACAGCTCAAGGGCTTTTAACCTGATTCTGGCATCTTCGTCTATTGTTTCTAAGAGAAGTTTGTTGGTGACATAGGAGCGGAGGCGACTAGAGACGTTTAACAAGTCCCTATCATATTCGGAGAGTATCGCTTCTAAATGTACTAGCGCTCCCGCATTCTNTTCCGT